CCGGCGTCATTGACGGTGAGTATCGCATCTATGTCCCCGCTTTCCCGGACGGTTCCTGCGCTGATGTTGTCGATGCTGACGGCGGAAATGGCGGAAGCATCATTTGGGAGAATGAAATCACCCGGTCGGGGAACATGGTGTATTACGCTGACCCCTCCATCGTTTTCCTGCCCGCACAACTTATTAACAAGGTCCGTCTCACGTGGACTGGACAGTACCTCGGAGACAACAAAGAAAAAATCATGGTCGCCATCACAGACTTGGAGACCAATGAGACCATTGCCGAGGCCATCTACTGCAGTCTCGGTGACATTGACGGGTATCCACAATATCTGATGCGCTACACGATCGGATTGTGGAAATCCAGGGTCGACCAACTCACCAACGAAAGCTACGGCAGATCCGCATTCGATGATGATTGGAATCAAAGCACTTCCACGGGCGTTTTGGCAATCGTTCTCAGCAATGCTCAAGCGATCTACACTGACCCGACCAATCCACAAGCCACACAGCGGATGGTCGATGGTGGAATCGTAATCGGGGTCGAGCCAGACGTGTTCATTCAGGTGGGACCGGAACGGTTCATCATGGTGCAACAGTCGCCAGTCGGGCGTGGTTGGATTAAACAGACGGGAATCGAATATACATCAGAGAACGAACTCTGGAAGTTGGGCTGCCCGGGGTGCCGCCCAGCTATTCGGTCGTGACGGGTAAAAACTCTATGAAAAAGCAGAAACCGCCACTCTGTTTCTCATTCTTCTTCGCCGAAAACAGTGACGAGGAGTGGGAGGAAACCTTCGAGGCTCTTGTCGAGTCTGAAAAATATGAGAGAGAATCCCCAACTCTGGTCTCAGTACTATCAAGCACTCGCTCAAGGAGACACCTCGCGAGCTAGGCAGATTCTTGCCATGATCAACCAACGCCCAGCATCGTCACACCCAATTCCGGGTGGTGGCGGCTGCTGCAACCGAAGATTCCCACGATGAAAAAGACCGAAGACATTCTCAAAGTCAAGGAAGTACTCGCTCAAGATGCGCTAAAGGTTGCGACTGAGGCCCTGAGTTATATTGAGGATGCGATGCCCGACGCGGGTATTCGCGATCTCATCACTATTTTCAACTCAGCCGTTAAAACCCATCGTGACTTGTGTTCGGACATCGTAGATCTGACCGCACCGAAGGAGAGTTCCGAGGAGAAAAATCTCGCGAAGGAGTATTCGTCCAAAGTTGATGACCTTTTGCGCAAATTTTCATCCTAACTTCTATATTCCCTAAGAGAAGAGACGCCCGAATGGGGAAAAAACACCTTACGCACACACACCACCTTCTGCCGAGACACATGGGTGGGACTGACGATGAGTCGAACCTGATTCGCGACATTTCTCTCACTCGCCACGCGATGTTTCACTTCACGAACTGGCAGTTGTGGGGGAAACCCGAAGATCTTCTGGCCTGGAAAGGTCTTGCGGGACAGAAAACGAAAGAAGAGATTCTCCTCGAGATTCTGTCCCTCGCAGGGAAGAAAGGTTCTCGTGTGACGAACAGTCGTCATGCGGAGGCGAAGAAAGAGTGGGGAAGGTGGGGTGGAAAAAATGGTCCGCGCGATGTGAAAGTGGCGAACGGGAAAAACCTTCAAGAGTGGCACAGAAAAAATCCAGAACTTCACGCTCTCGCAGATGCCAGGAGAGCGGAGGCATGCTGAAAAACCGTGAAGATTCGTGATGTTGACACAGGGGAAACTGCCGTATTTCCATCGGTGAAAGCAGCAGCTGAGTTCCTCGGGATTCATCAGTCGATGATTTCGAATGTTCTCAGTGGTCGAAATCGTCAAACGTGCGGTTTCACAGCGGAGTTTCTGTCATGAGACCAATCATCACGCACGTCTCGCAGCTTGAGGAACACAGCAGCTGGAGAAAGTACCAGCGGGGACTGCACGAGCTCGTGGTGATGGAAGCGCCGAAAAGCGTTATTCACGAGTTCAAACATAGAGCGGCACGCGACTGCTTTCTGGCTTTTGCTGAGTTGATGAAAGGCGGCGACCTGCAAGTGGCCGAGTTTCATGAGATTCTGGGTTCTGCTTTTGAAGATTTAGCCACTAAGCGCCAGCGGCGTCTTATTGTGTCATGCCCTCCTCGTTCTGGAAAGTCAATGCTGGCCACGATGTTTTTGTCGTGGTTACTCGGGAGAGACCAAAAGACACAGCACGTTATCGCATCGTACGGTGCTCAGCTGTCCGGAAAGTTTCACCGAGAAGCTGTGCAAATGATGAAGATGCCGACCTTCAAAAAGATTTTTCCGGAGTTTTCAGGGTTTAGCCCCGATTCTAAATATGACCTGCTTGGCGGCGGATACATTCTCGCCACGTCGGTGGGTGGTGTGTTGACGGGTTTCACAGCAGGAACCACAGACATGGAATCCCCAGGTGTGGGCGCCATGGTGATTGATGACCCGCTGAAATCTTCCGACTCTAAGGCTGCATTAGAAAGCCTTGAATCATGGTGGGCAGAACAGGCGTCTACTCGTCGAACAAACCATTGGTGCCAGATGGTGATTGCAACCCGATTTCATGAGCGGGATCTGCATGGCGTGCTAATGGAGAGAGACGGACTATATGATGAAGAAGAAAATCCTTTTGGCTGGCGTTGGATTAACATAGCGGGTCTTTGTGAAGACGTGGCAGGTGATCCTCTTGGCAGACAGTTTGGCGAGTCTCATTGGCCAACAAACACGGCATTCACTGTAGACATGCTCCAGTCGCAGAAAAAGGCGATGGGGAGCTTTAAGTTCGCAGCTCTTTATCAAGGCGTCCCCAAAAGTGATGAGGGCCAGATTATCCGGCCTGGGTGGATTTCAAAAGTTGAGCCCGAAGAAGCTCCAAAGTTTGATGTGACTTGGCTAGCAGTTGACTGTGCTTTCTCAGAAAGAGAAATGGCCGACGAAACTGCAGTGGCCGTGTGTGGGATTAACAAAGAGGACCCACAAACTGTCTACTTAATTGAAATTATCACTGGAAGATGGGCATTTCCAGACCTCATTGAGTCTGTCAAACATCTCTATCGTCTTTATTCCGCTCGAGTTCTCTGCATTGAAAAAGCGGCCTCGGGACAGTCGCTGATTCAAGTTCTAAGGCGTGAGGCGAAAATCCCCATTGAGGAATTCAAACCACTTAAGTCAAAGACGATTCGTCTTCAGGCGGTCTCCCCACTCTTTGAACAGGGAAGGGTGAAGTTTGTCGAGGGGATCTGGTGTGATCCGTTCATCCGCGAACTCACACAGTTTCCGTATGTCGCGCATGATGACCGCACTGACTCCATGGTTTGGGGATTACATTATTTCCTAGAACATGTTGACTCTGGAAATAGGATGTTGGCCGAGTCTATCATCACTCACCGTAAGTTTCTCGGTTCGACAAGACGCGCCGAAGTCGACGACTCTTCGGTGTTCACCACGTTGGGGAAAACGCCAACCCGCACACTCAGACCGGAGGGATGGGGAATCGAGACCGCGGACATCGTGGAGACGACAAGCGAAAGGATTATGCGTGGACGGCGGAGTCGTGGAAGAGGCGTGGGATGGGACGGCTAACCGGGTAAAACTGGAGTGATCGCATCTCTCGTATGAGAAATGACGCACCTCTACCATACAGGAGGTGATAGGTGGCTTAAGACCCAAGTACTCTCACATTGTGAGATCCCCAAGAGTTTCACTTTCCCTTATTGTATGAGTGTTAGCGCGCGCGAAAAAAGAAAACTTCGTCGTCAAGTCGACATGATCGAGACGAAGATGGGTTACGAATCACGTGGGATGGACATCCTCCCCGTGAAGTTTCAGACTCACCGCCAGGAGGAGTTCAACCGACTCATCAAAACAAACACAGTTACCATCGCTCACGGTTCAGCAGGAACAGGCAAAACCCTGTTGGCTCTCTGGACCGGCCTCAGTCTCGTCGCCAAAGGTGACTTTGACAAGGTCGTCTACGTTCGCTCCGACGTCGGAGTCGAGTTTCAACGTGGACGTGGTGCGCTTCCCGGCGACATGAGCGAGAAAATCGCTCCGCTCCTTGGACCGATTCTTGACAACATCCCCGTGTGTTGCCGGTCGCATGGAGCCGCTAACTACCTGCTTGACAAGGGCATAGTTGAGCCACTGCTCCTCGAGGACATCCGAGGTCGTTCACTGAACAAGTCGTTCGTCATTGTCGACGAAGTTCAAAACTTCCTCCCATCACACGTTAAAACCTGTCTAACTCGTGTGGGACAGGACAGCA